TTCGGTTCAACCCAGACCGGTATGATAACGTCCAGGGATGTTTCAAACGAGACGGTCAACTTTCAGGTACTGGTCAGGAGTGGAAGAAACGTACAGGCCGACTCAAGGAACGTATAGACTATTGGATTGGTACCCAGCCGGATCGTGAAATATCAGTGGAGCATCTTTTCTTCGATACAGACAGGTGAAAAATGCACTGGTTCTTCTTGGCAATCATTGCGTGTCTCATATTCATGGCTTCGTATAATCCTCGTACGGGAAATCTGAATAAATTTTTTGCCCCAGAAACATCAGTAGAGGATGGAAAGCCCCCCTCGAGAAATTCCGGGGAATTTCGACCGGAGCGAAGCTCCTCGAGCCGGGCCTCGAGAGCGGCACAAAGCGATCGCGATACCGATGAGTAAAGTGAACGACATACAACACTTTTTGATCGTCCATGATAGGCGATACAGAGAGTGGACATTTGTCACAGGCGGGTGTCGCCGACGCGAGGTCTATAATCCACTTCGGTGTGCGATTCGAGAACTCGAAGAAGAAACACGCGGGCTCATAAACCTAAAAAGGGGGTCATACTCCTATTTTAAGTTTACGACGGATACACCAGAACCACGCGACATTGAAGATGGGGTCGAGGTTCTGAATCACTATCACGTCTATGTATTCAACTTACCCATGACGTCCACCGAGCACCGCCACATTATCAAAAGATTCATCGAAGAAAAGAAGAAAATGGAAGGGTCCGAAGTTCCTTTCCGCAAAAATTACGATGAAAATGACGAGTGTCGGTTCGAGACGCTCAGTAGCATAGCTCAGTGTCCGAACTTGTGGCCCATGATTCGTCAACACGTCATTGGGAACTCTGAATTTACTCAGGCAATTGAGACGACCCACTGGACACCTTTCAACTTGCGCGAGTAAACTCGCATTTTAATTTCGTTCTAAAATTCAGATGACCCGATCAAAGACTGAGTTGGCGATCATTCTTGTCAAGCTTCAAGGGGAGATTACAGACCCAAAGAAGATTGAGAAGGAGGCGGCGAAAATTGCAAATGAAATGTCCTTGATGAAATTGTGTTATGAAATTCAAAAGGTGGAGGAGGAGAGAGAGTCTCAGACTCTCTCGACCGGAGAGCCGAAGGCGAGTCCGAGTGTTCAGCCAGAGGCCCCTAAAAATGACGAAGAGGCTCCCAAGGAGTCCGAGGAGCCCCGGGAGGAGCCCCGGGAGGAGTCTGAACCCCCAGTCGAACTCACGGCGAAGGAGGAGGCTATCGTCGAGGAACTCAAGGCGCCAGACCAGTCGACCCCAAAACAAAAACACAAACACATTTTGTCATGGCTTTTGGACTCGTCAAGTGATGAGGACCAGGACTGAGTCGCTTGCGACTCTCAGGACCCCGTGAGCTTAGAGACGTGCCCACCTTTAGGACTAATGTCCATAGAACGATGGCGAGTCCCAACAGGACCGGGAACACATGTTCTCATGTCAGGTGGTATTCTTTGTGTACCCCCGGAAGAAACTCAAGAGTTCTACCGAGAGTATATTCAGGCTGTGAATTCAGGAACGAAATTGTATGTTGTCGAGCAAAAGACTGAACATTTCAAGTTTTTCGTTGACCTGGACTACAAGGCGGAGGTTAAGTTGTCCGATGAAGACCTTCTTCAATTTTGTTCTATAATTCATGAATCTCTCGAGACGAAGAGCCAGTGTCTGATTGCGCGGGCCCGACCCCGACCCGTCGCGGGTCCTCCGAGTGACGAGGGCAAGCCCCAGACACTCATCAAGTCGGGTGTTCACATTCATTGGCCGAACCTCATCGTGACTCGGACACAGGCTATGAATTTGAGAACAAAAATAGTGATGAGTCTTTCCGAAGCTGTTCCTTTCGATTGGGACAAGGTGATTGATGCTTCGGTCTATGGCGGGTCAGGTCTTCGTATGTTATGGTCACACAAGAAACCTACAGGTGACCCCTACGTCCCGTGGCGTTCGATCGACGGTCGTGAGTTTGCCAAGGAACCGAGTCCCGAAGTTCTCGAACTCTTTGCCGTTCGGACCGAGGACAAGGTCGTTGAACGGGAAATCTTTGCACACTCGGACATTCTCGAGGATTTCATTCAAAAGTACCTCGAGGGGCAAAGCCGGGCTCGGGTCAAGAAGATTCAGAGACACGAGCACGATGGATGGTTTGTTCAGACAGACTCTAAATTTTGTGAACGAATTCGCACAGAACACAAGAGTAACCACGTATGGTTCCATATAGGATCCAGACGCGTGTCCCAGCGATGCTTTGATGAGGACTGTGCCGAGTTCAAAGGGACGGAACATATTCTTCCTCCATCTATAGTAGAGCAACTCAAAGATGTTGCTATTGTGGGTAGTCCTCCTTCTTGTTTTCTTATGGATATTTTTCCCGATGGGTCCAGGGAGTCGGTTCAAAAAGTACGAGGCGATGGTCCATCCTTACTCGGGGCTCGACCCGGTAAACTGGCAACGATTCCTCGACAATCTCCACACGTTCGAACAGTTGGCTTTGACCCGTTTGGATGATGCGGCGGAGTCTCTGTATGCAGCGACCGAAAACATCAGGGACCTTGGGCTCGGGCTTCGGCGCGCAGACGATGTAGATATTCAAGAGAAGCTCACGGACATTGCCGGCAAACTCGGATACGAAGGTGAGCTTATTTTGAATCAAAATGCTTTGAGCAAGGGACTTTACTTCTTCCCAAGATACTTAAACGAATCACTCATGGAATTCCCAGAATATGCCGACACGCGCGACCCGGGACCAGTCAAGAGCCATGGGCAGTGAATCTGCTCGTCAGATTCACGCGACTACCCCGCGTCCAGCCGCGGAGCAGCTGTCCTCCCCACAGCCTCCCACACCCCTGGACACCCTCGCTGAAGCCGCCGCCGCCGAGGAGTCCGCCCCCTCCGGAACGCGGACGAGGTCCGGCCGCGTTTCCAAGCCGCCCGTGCGCTACGAGCCCGTTGAGCAGGTCGAGGACGATTATGCCGCCGATGATTATGATAGTGACGAGTCTGAAGTTTTGACGGACGACGATATCGAAGATGAAGACGATGAGGAGGATGATGAATCTGATGCAGATGAAGATGGAAATTTGGACGGGTTTGTCGTTCCAGATAAAAGTGAGAGTGACGTAAGTGACAGTGACGAGGATGGAGAATCTCCCGTTCCTGTCTCAAAGCGCCGAGCCGTCGTCAAGAAGCGGCCCACCCCCACTCGAGCCTGAACCCCGCGCGAGATCATGGACCCCTCAACCGGATTTTGATGAGCCACCACAGAGGCGTTTTGTTCCCGCGTTCGAGCCACCGGCGCGTCAACAGAACGTCCTTGATTCAATCAAGGATAACCAGGTTGCTCTTATTTTGATTGGTATTGTTATCGGTGTTCTCATCATGAATATGCGCCCCATCATCGTGAATCCCATGAAAAGTTAAAAAGGATACAAAGGTGCGTTTTTAACATAATCATCATTTCCAACAAAAACACCTATAGGACCTGTACGGTTCACATACACATCCTCCTGTAATATCCCCGTCCAGGGATTTACACGAGTTTGATCGGCCGGTTCCATTTGACGAAACACGTCAAACTGGGACCCCCCCGTTCCGTCATCAGTTGGTGGAGGCTGGGACTCGACTGATTTCTGAACACGCATGAATGTTAAATAAACAACAAATGCTACGGCAACTGTCGATGCTAATGGCGCAACGTATCCCTTCCCCAAGAGATAAAGACTCGTGAATAAAGTTACAAAACCAGTAATTGCCACGAGGACAAATTGCCACGTGGGAAGTGCTGTGAGAGCGACCATTTTTTCAAACTAATATATGTAGAGGTTTTTTACGCTGCGGCCTGATCCGGAACATCGTCGTCGGGGGGAGACCCGGTCGGAGTCTGACCAGACTCCTCCTCCGGAACTGGCGACGGGTCCTCGTCACACTCGGTAATAGAGTCGATCTGGACCGCGGGCATCTTGCGCTCCTCGATAATCTTGTTCACACGCTCGTCGGCCATGGCCACCAGCTCAGCCACCGTCTTGTCAGGGAACTCCTTACGCAGCTCCTCAACAATCTCGGCGGGGTGGGGAATGGGGGGAACGTCCGGCTTGGTGTAAAACTTGGAGTTCTCATCCCCAGGATCAATATACGGGTACGGGCCGGGTTGGGGCTTGGCGACCATGTCACGCTTACGCTTCTCGAACATTGCCGCGGCGGCGCTCTGGTTCTCGCGGTACTTGGTCATAATCTCCTCGAGCTTCTCGTTCTGGTAGTGTACATCGGCAATCTGCTCGCGGTCCGGGGGGATCAGGAGCCACTTGTACATGTCCACGACGTAAATGTCCACGAGAGCATCCTCCTTCTGAAGGCGCTTGGCGTGGCTCGCCGCCTCGTCGCGAGACGCAAAACACCCGCGAATCTTCATACCAAGCTTCTCATTCTTCTGAGGCATATCTGGACCGACAAACGAAACACAAGCATACAGCTGCCCTGGAACCGTCAGGTAGTCTTGCTCAAGAGAACCCATTTAAAAGAAACGTGCGCTTATTTTTTAAGCTAAATGGCGCAATCAAGTGAGCACTTGCGAAAGATGCACAACGACGTGAAACGTCAAATGATTCAGCGATGGGTCCTTCCTGGGACCAAAGTGCTTGATTGTGGGTGTGGCCGAGGCGGGGATTGGCACAAGTGGAAGGCGGCTCGTGTCCATGTCTTTGCAATTGACCCCGACGAAGAGTCCCTTCGGGAGGCGGAACAAAGGGCCCACGACATGCAATTTGGCGTATGGTTCCTTGGTCAGGGGAGTATCATTCAGGCAGCCTTTGCCGGTCCGTATGATGTCATCTGTTACAATTTCTCACTTCACTACATTTTCGAGGACCCCGTGACGTACCGAACATCCCTCAAGGCGATTGCGTGTTCCCTGAACCCGAACGGTCTTTTGATT